ATCATTGAGTGCGAACAGCGCACCCCGGAATGGTTCGCTGCCCGTGCCGGTCGTCTGACCGGCTCGGTGGCGAACGACATCCTTGGCAAACTACGCTCGGGCGGTGAACCTGCCGCCCGACGCGACTTGCGCGTCCAGCTCGCCGTTGAAACGCTGACCGGCACTCCAATGGAGCAAACGGGGTTTACCAGTGCTGCGATGCAACGGGGGATTGACGTCGAACCGGTTGCACGAGGTGCCTACGAAGCCCGAACCGGCAATATCGTCCGCACCACGGGTTTCGTGATTCGTGAGGATCTGGCGGTCGGTTGCTCGCTGGACGGGGACATTCGGCAGTTTGAGGGTATTTTGGAGATCAAATGCCCGAAATCCGCCACCCACTGCGGCTACCTGAAAGAACAACGGTTGCCGCCCGACTATTTGGCACAAGTGACCCACAATTTGTGGGTGTCCGGCGCCCAATGGTGTGATTTTGTAAGTTGGGATGACCGGATGCCGCCGGGACTCGAATACTTCTGCGTCCGGGTGGTGCGGGACAACGCAGCCATAGCGGCCTATGAAGTTGAAGTGCGCAAGTTTTTGATCGAAGTGGAATCAGAAGTGGGTTTCTTGCGTAGTTTGCAGAAGCGCCATGAGTGAAATCACGCAGGACCGCATGGAGGCAGCGTTGCATTATCTAGGGGAAACCGACGCTGTTTTTTCTCTTGAAAAGGCCGATCTAGAGCGGTCGGAGATCAGCCGTAAACGTGTCCGCGCTCGGGTGTTTCTGACCGAGGTGGGTACGGTTGCGGAGCGCCAGGCAAAGGCGGAGATCCATGAGGACGCGGTGACAGCGGACGACCGGTACATCAGTTGCATTGAGAGTTTCGAAACGCTTAAAGCCCGCCGTCAACGCGCTGAAATCGTGATTGAGGTGTGGCGGTCAATCAACGCAAACAGGAGAAAGTAAAGTGTACGACTACGAAAAGCGCGCAGCGCAACAGAAACGCTATGAGCGAACGCTAGACCTTATCATCTGGTGCGCCGTGCTAGGGGTCGCTGTGTGGTTTGTTTGCCGGTGGTTCTGATGCGCTATTTAAGCGTATGCGCTGGAATTGAAGCCGCGTCAGTTGCGTGGCACGAACTTGGGTGGACGCCTGTTGCGTTCAGCGAGATTGAGAAATTCCCGTCTGCCGTGTTGGCGCATCACTACCCCAACGTCCCCAACTGGGGCGATATGACAAAATTTAAGGAATGGCCCGATGAATCAATCGACCTTCTTGTTGGAGGAACACCCTGCCAATCTTTTTCTGTCGCGGGACTCAGAAAAGGACTGGCTGACCCGCGTGGCAACCTCATGCTCACCTACCTTGCGATTGCTGACCGATACCGCCCCGAGTGGTTGGTTTGGGAGAACGTCCCCGGCGTCTTGTCGAGCAACGGAGGCCGGGACTTTGGAGCCTTGCTTGGAGGGTTGGCAGAACTCGGGTATGGGTTCGCCTACCGAATTCTTGACGCTCAGTACTTCGGAGTGGCCCAAAGACGCCGCCGTGTGTTCGTTGTCGCAAACGCTAGAAGTTGGCAACGTGCCGCAGCGGTTCTTTTTGAGCGCGAGAGCCTGTGCGGGAATCCTGCGCCGCGCAGAGAGACGGGGCAAAAGCCTGCCGGAACCCTTGATGCTCGCACTAAAGGCGGTAGTTTTCCAGGCACCGACTTTGCCTGTGACGGAGGGTTGATACCTACCACGGTATCGGCGAGAAACGATATGCAAACCGGGGCTGTGATGGAGTGGCCTGCGGAAATTGCGCCGACGTTGAATGCTGCATTCGCTAGCAAACAAGGACTGGAGGATCAACACGCTTTAGGCGGGGCGGGTTTGTTTGTTCCGGCGGCCTACGGCTTTAATTGGCAAAACGGGGGAGGATACGGAAACGCCAACGAAGGGCTGGGCATCACTTATGAAGGCTCAGGACTTTTGCAGCGATGCCAAACGCCAGCGGTGGCGCAGCCAATCGCTTTGGCCGACATTTCCAGCCGTGACAAAACACAGAATGGCGCTGGTTGGAAGGATGACGGCACGATGTACACGCTTGACACAACTGGATTGCAGGGCGTGGCGCAGTCCATGCAGGTGCGCCGCCTGACGCCCCGCGAGTGCGAGCGTCTACAAGGCTTTCCTGACGACTATACGTTAATACCCTACCGCAACAAGCCAGCCTCAGACGGGCCGCGCTACAAGGCGTTAGGGAACTCTATGGCTGTGCCGGTAATGGCGTGGATCGGCAAGCGGATTCAATCAGTCATTGACATTAAAGAAGGGTAAGAAATGACCAAGCAAACTGAATTGGAACGATTGCAGGCGGCGGCTGATGCGGCATGGGCTGCGGCATGGGCTGCGGCGGAGGCGGCATGGGCTGCGGCAAAAAAGGAGGAAAGAAAATGACCAAGCAAACTGAATTAGAAACCGAAAAAGTCAAATTTCGAGAGCATCAGGAAGCGTGGCGTTTGAACAACCACGCGCAAGCCGCCGAGATTGAGCGGTTAAAGACAGAGATAGAGCAGCTTAATCTTCGCTTTCTTCTTCTTCGTCCTCATCATCAAAATCGAAAAACACATCCATAAACAACGCCGGGACTGTCTCATCATCGTCCGCGTCGGGGTCGCTGATCCAGTCAATGCCCCGTTCAGTGATGAAGCTGCTCCGCAGCCCAAGTCATTAGGGCGCTGCCGACAATGGCGCCTAGCGAGGCGTAAATGGCAATTTTGGTCTCCAGTCGGGCGACCAGCACGCGCAGCTCGGCAATGGCCTCGCGACAGTCTTGGTCGTTGTGGGCGCTGGACCTGCGAAGTTCTTTCATTTCGTTGTTCAATTGTTCAAAACCCACAATGACCAGATCTCGGAACCCGTTGGGTGCCTGGTTGATGTCCATTAATCCGCGCTCCTAAAGTCGGGCGGGCTTACTGACATCCCGGCCAGATAACTAAAAGGTACTTCGTGAAGTACCGCGATGGGGATCAAAGCCATTTTGGTCGGCTTGAATCCGTTGTACCGTGTGCCGTCCGTATCCACAACCGTCACGATACGCCCGAACTGTAAAGTGTGAACGTCGTCTTGTTTGCGCTTGTCGGCGATGTGGCGCGGGAACAGGTCGTGGTCTGTTTTGCCAATGACGTCGGCCCTTTTCAGACCGTGCGTGCGCTCGAACTCGCGGCTAATCATGACGTAAGCGCCGCCGCGCTCCTCGGACGAGTAATCTTTAAGAAACATCAGGCTGGGCGCGAGGTAAAGAAACTGCTTGATGGCGTCGACATCGCGGTCGTCTTTGCGTTTCGTGTATTTCACCATCTGAATTGTTTCTTCAAAATCCCTGCTCACGCGGTGCCAGCCTTTTTGTCGAACGACCGCAGCGTCCCCATCCCCAGCATACCGAACAGCAGGGTCATCAACGTGCCGAGGTCGAGAGGTGGGAACGCTACTGGGTGACCCATCAAGCTTGCCACCCAGCAACCAATGGGACTTACCAAGAACTGGACGCCTAGGGCCACTGCGCATACCCACCCCACGGCTGGTCTCCAGCCTGACTTAAAGAACGAAGGTGACGCCGCCTCGACCGCATCGACATTGGTTTGCGCAAGCGCCAACTGCGTGTCCGCTTTGAGCTGCTCAAGCTGACCGTTCTGCTGTAATTGCAAAATAGCGAGCTGCGCCTGCGCTTTCTGCGCCGGGTCGGGGATCACCTTGTCGATGATGCCGACCGCCGCATTGATGACGGCCCCCCACGGCGTGCTGATGTCGATCATTTGTGATCCCTCCAGTTATGCAGCTGAAAGTGGGCCAGCTCATGGAATTTACTGTCTGGTGCGCCAAACCATTCGAGGCCGCGCTTTTGGCCCAATTCACCAATCTGTTGCCAGACCAGATCTTGACCGTCCCAGTCGCACTTGCCGTTTACGACCGGCACGACATCGAGGGCCAGTCCGTAGTTGTGGGCGGATTCACCGGCTTTGGCGTAGGTGACGATTCGGCCAGGTAACGTCCTGCCCTGCGCGTACAACGCTGTCTGCTCCTCCAACGTGCGACTGGTGCAGGTGACGATCAGGTCGATCCCTGCATCCCGTGCGTCTGCCAGAAACTGCACCGCCAATGGCCTGATCGCGTCGTGTAATTGTGCAAGATCGCGGCTCATGTGATCGCGACCGTATGACTGCCGCTAGTGCCAAACAGATTAGTACCGGGCGTGGTGAGGAAAAATCTAAAAATGGTGTAACTGGGCTGGTACATCGCAAGCGTCGTCAGCGTGTTGGCGCCAATAGGCGTGCCGTCGATGGTCAGCGTATTGACCGCGCCGCTAGGCACAACGCCCGCCAGCACTACCAGATACTCCGACGCCGATGACGTACCAGTTGCCGAATCGCCCGAGTAAATGCCCACGAGAGTAGAACCGCCGTAGGTCGGTAGCGCCGGCACGGAACTGCCGATCACGGAGTCTGGAGCAAAAATCGCTTGAAAAACGCCAGCGACGGAAGTCCAGCCCCACCACTGGAACGTCAAAAAACGCGCATCGGACGAGCCGACGCCGGTAGTGACGCTAGAAATCGAGCCGCTACCGCCACTGCCAAAGGTTTCTGACTGGTTAGCTGCCGCGAAACTCACGAAAATGCCTTAATCAATGTGGCGTACCAGAACCCGGCGCGGTAGGTGGCGATCAGCAGGTC